TTTGAATGTAAATTTTTTAGAAGATTTATTAGATATAATTACTGAGCTAGATGTTTTAGATAATAAAGAAGAATTAACTCAAACAATATCAGCAGTAAATATAGAGGGAACTACAATAGGACAAGACCAGAAAACACAAATTACTACAATAGTTTCTGGTCAAGAAGTTAAATTAACAAGGTCAGTAGCGTCATCTACTTCTATACAAATAGATAGTGGAGAAAGCTACTTAGTAGTTTTAGAGCAAGATGGTGTCACCAACCAAGTTAAAGTAAATGGTGGTGGCTCTTCTGTAATAGTAATAAGGCAAAGTCAATGAGTAAAATTTTATTAGGTGTAATAGCAGTTTTGATTTCTATATGTGGATTTTTGTATTGGCAAAATTCTTCTTTGCAATCTTTAAATAGAGCATATGAGCTGAGAGACCAAGAACAAAAGGAAGCTATTGAAAGTATGCAACAAGATTTTGAAATGCAAACAAGAGGATTAGTAGAACTACAATCAAGAAACCAAGAAATTCAACAAGAAATGAATAGGTATCTTGATATTTTCAAACGACATAATCTTAGTAAGTTAGCAGCAGCTAAACCGGGATTAATAGAAAAGAGGGTGAACAATGGAACAAAAGAAGTATTTGATGGCATTGAACAAGATAGTCGTATCATTGATAGTCTTGATGACGGCTTACAGTTGCAGTCTAATCCCTAAACAAGTTGACGTAATAAGCAAACCTTTAAAAAGAACAATAGCTCAACCGGTTATGCCGAGAGAGATAAATCTTAATGAGCCATATTGGTTTGTAGTTTCCGAACTTAATATTGATGAATTTACAGAAAGAGTAAAAAAAGAAGAAGGACGCATAGTCTTTGTTGCAATGTCAATTCCTGACTATGAGTTGATGGCTTACAATATGCAAGAACTAAAGAGGTATATAAATGAACTTAAAGAAGTGGTGGTCTACTATAGAAAAGTCACTACCAACGAGCAATAAGAAAATGAAAATATCTAAAGAGGGCATTGCTCTTATAAAAAAGTTTGAAGGCTTAGAACTTACAGCCTATCAAGATAGTGTTGGTATATGGACAATAGGTTGGGGTCATACTAAAGATGTTTTTGAAGGTATGGAAATATCTAAAGAAGAAGCAGAAGCTTTTTTAGAAATAGAACTTGAAGAGTTTGAAAGCTATGTAGAAGATTTAGTAAATGTAGAATTAGAACAATGTCAGTTTGATGCACTAGTATGTTGGACGTATAACTTAGGACCAACAAATTTAGTTAGTTCTACTATGCTCAAAGTTTTAAATAAAGGAATGTATGAAGAAGTACCATACCAAATGAAAAGATGGAATAAAGCAGGAGGAGAGGTACTTAACGGATTAGTAAGAAGGCGTGAAGCAGAAGCTCTTTTATTTCAAGGAGAGCAATGGCATGAGGTGTAAATGGCATTAGTAAAGTTTCAGTTCAGACCCGGAATAAATAAAGAGTCTACAGCCTATGCTGCAGATGGTGGTTATGTTGACTCAGATAAAATAAGATTTAGAAAAGGTGTGCCTGAAAAAATAAATGGTTGGACAAAAAATAGTACAAATAGTTTTGTTGGAACTTGTAGAAAAATACACAACTATAGTGACACCGGTTTAACTAATTACACAATTCTTGGAACACATCAAAAGCTTTATGTTAAAGAAGGTAATGCCTTCAATGATATTACTCCTATACGACTTACTACTGCTGCAGGAGATGTGACATTTGCAGCAACAGAAAACTCAAGCACTCTTACTGTGACTGATGCAAACCATGGAGCTAATCCGGGTGACTTTGTCACTTTTAGTGGAGCACAAAATTTAGGTGGTAATATAACTGCTGCTGTTTTAAACCAAGAGTATCAAATACAAACAACACCAACTGCAAGTACATATACGATTACAGCTTCTGCAACAGCTACTGCAAATGATGTAGGTCAATCAGGTGGAAGCAATACTGTTGGTACATATCAAATAACCGGTGGCTTAGATGTTTTTGTTGCAGGCTCAGGTTGGGGGTCAGGTGCATGGGGTGCAGGTGGTTTTGGTAGTACAAATCCAATTGCATTAAATAGTCAATTGCGTATTTGGACAATAGATAATTTTGGAGAAGATACTTTAGCAGCACCTAGAGGTGGTCCTCTTTATTATTGGGACGAAAGCAATGGAGTCACATCTCGTGCAGTTCTTGCTAGTTCTTTAGGAGGTGCTAGTGATATTCCAACTTCAATACTACAAGTAATGATTTCTGATGTTGATAGGCATTGTGTAGCTTTTGGAGCTAATCCTATAGGCTCTGCTGTAGTAGACCCTTTATTTGTAAGATGGTCAGACTCTGAGTCCTTTTTAGATTGGACACCCAAAGCAACCAATAGTGCCGGTGGAGTAAAGCTATCTTCAGGAAGTCAAATTATTGGAGCTATACCTACTAGACAAGAAACTTTGGTGTTTACAGATACAAGTGTAGTTTCTATGAGATTTGTTGGGTCACCTTTTTATTTTTCTTTTAATGAGGTTGCTACAGGTTTAGGAATGATTGGACCTAATGCAGGTATAGCTATAGGAACTGCAGTATATTTTATGGACGATGGTGCCTTTTATAAAGCTGAAGGTAGTGTGGGTAAGTTGCCATGTACAGTTTTAGATTATGTTTTTAGTGACTTCAATCAATCTCAAAAGTATAAAGTTTTTGCTGCAAACAATTCTGCTTTTAATGAAATAATTTGGTTTTATCCTTCTTCAAGTAGTACCGAAATAGATAGATATGTTTCCTACAATTATTTAGAAAATGCTTGGGCAGTTGGTACAACAACAGATGGTTATACAAGAACAGCTTGGTCACAGGCTCCTACACTAGATTTTCCTTTAGCTGCAGGTAAGTTAGACAATACAAATACAAATTATTTATACAATCAAGAAGATGGCAATTTAGCAGATGGCTCTGGGTTTACATCATATGTAGAAACTGCAGACTTTGATTTAGACCCTGCCGGAGAACAGTTAATGTTTATTTCAAAGGTAATACCTGATTTAAAATTTCTGCAGTCTACAAGTGCTAATGACACAGTAGATTTTATTTTAAGAGGTAGAAAATATCCTTTAGAAGATTTAAATACTTTGTCTACATCTAGTGTGACTCCATCTACTACTTTTGTAAGTACAAGAGGAAGGTCTAGACAAAGTGCACTCAAAATACAATCTACATCAGGAGACTTTGGTTGGAGACTAGGTGACTTGAGACTAGACATTAGAGCAGACGGAGAAAAATAATGGCTAATAAATCTTCCATACCTTTACCTATACCAACACCTGAATATGTAATGGACAATGAATTAATTACTCGTAGAACTATTGAGCAAATTATTCAAGACATACATAGTGACATAGGTTTGATAGATGAGTTGAAGTCAGCAATAGTTTCTAAAGCTATGCGTAGACATCAATTTTTATTAATGGGGTCTAAAGGAAATGTCTGATAGTTTAAAAGTATTAGGACAGTCTGCTCCTAGTGCAACTACAGAAACAGATTTTTATACAGTACCTGCTCAAACACAAACGACTGTGAGTTCTATAGTTGTTTGCAATAGAGGCAGTACAGGAACTTATAGAATATCTGTGGCAGTAGCAGGAGCAACAACTGCTAATCCACAGTATTTATTTTATGACAAATCGGTGAACGCAAATACTTCCGATACGATTGTTATTGGCATAACTCTTAATGAGGCTGATAAAATAAGAGTATACGCAAGTACCGGAGACTTTAGTTTCAATGCGTTTGGTTGTGAAACATTAGAGGAAAGATAATGAGTATACAAAACCAAGTAAAAAACATAGCTCAACAAGGAAGGTTTGGAGACAGTACATTAGTACACATGGCTCCATCTGAAGTTGCAGGGTTAGCACAAATGGGTCAGATGACAATAAACCCACAGACAGGATTGCCTGAAGCATTTAGCTTGAGGGACGCAATACCTATTGCAGCAAGTATTGTAGGTGGGGTGTTTGGTGGACCTGTAGGTGCAGGTCTTGGCTCAGGTCTTGCAACCGGAATACTAGAAGGTGATTTGAAAAAAGGTTTGATGGCAGGTCTTACAAGTTATGGCTTGGGTGCAATATTTCAAGGAGCCGGTGCTGCAGCTAAAGGAGCTCAGGCTGCTTCAGGAGCAGTCACAGATGCTGCCGGAGCAGGAGTACAACAAGCTATAGTTGATGCAGGATTTGAAAATGTGACAGGAGAGCTAGTCAAAGAAGCAGGTGCAACAGCAGCACAAGAGGCTGTAAAAGCAGGTACAGATGTAGCAGCAGCCAAATTAGCTGAAGAAAGTTTTAAACAAGGAGCAACTTCATTAGCTAATCCTGCTGCAGACTTTGCAACCGGA